AACGACCAAGAACGAGGTGTTGCAAATGAACGACTTGCACTTCTTGGATCGAAGTCATATAAGTCTTTCTTTGCAAATGTTAAGTAACCAACAACGTCTTTGTGTTGATTGTTGTTAACAGCCCACTGGAACCAGTCATCAAATGATACAGCAAGTTCTAAGTGGATAAAACGGTTTGCTAACGGAGCAGGCATTCTGTAAGTAACACCTTTGTCAGCTTCACGGTTACCAGCCGCAATAATTACAACATTGTCTGGCAACTTATATTGCCCAACTCTGCGGTTAAGAATCAGCTGATATGCAGCCGCTTGTACAGCAGGCGCCGCTGAGTTCATTTCGTCTAAGAACAAAACGACATAGTCGAATTGTGATGCAAATTCTTCTGTAGGAAGTTCTGCTGGTGCGCCCCACACCATTGTACCTGAGTTGCTGTCAAAGTACGGAATACCTTTAATGTCTGTAGGTTCCCAAAGTGACAAACGAATGTCGATCAAATGCGAGTTACCAAGGTCTTCGGTAATTTGTCTAACAATATCAGACTTACCAATGCCTGGAGGCCCCCAAAGGAAGATAGGACGATTCTTGCGAATAGCATGATTAATGCTTGACTTTGCGCCGTTCGGCGAAACTGTTCTTGTGATTACGTTTTCCATATTGTATTACCTCTTAGTTATCAGTGCGAATTTCTAACTTATGTATATATAATACTACCAATTGGGGGTAATGTCAACCGTTTTCTGCAGTTTTTTTTAATTATTTTCGTCTTTATTTTGACGAGATAACGCTTTAGTAAGTCCATACTTACGTAGATCACCTGAGAAAAGAGACAGTTCGACCGCCTTCTTTTGGTGTGTTACTTGAATAGATCTTGGTCCTATGTAGTAAGGACAGTCAATAAACTTGTCTAAAAAGATAATAACTTGAGTTGTCATCGGCATATCATGTGGATAAGGTACATCGTATGTTGCTACTTCTGCTTGTGTAAGTACATCTAATCCTGCGTCTGTAAGTCTAAGTCCACCAGTGTCCTTGCTACGTGTATTATGCCACCACAAAGGCATATGCTCCTTAACAGATAAGTCGTTAAAACTTTTACCTAGTTCTTTTAGGAATAACTTTGTGTAGGTTTCTTTCCAGTTCATTCAGTTACAATTTCGCCTGTTGACAATTTATACACAAAGAAGTCTTCACATGAAAACAGTTCGTTAAGTTTTTGTGCTAAGTTGTGGGCATGCCCTGGATTAGAAAAACTTGTTTTCTTATATTTTGGTCCAGGATAATTTGTTAAAGCGTTTGAACTTTTTAAATTGAATGGTTTATCTTTATAGAATACGGCCCAGATAGCATCAGCATCTAAGACTTGCTCACATCTATAATTCTTTTTGTTTACATGTTCTAAAAGAACATTTGGCTTTGGTCTGCTCATATATACGTACCTTAATTAACTACGTATATATTTATCTCTTTTTTGAGTTAAATGCTAGTTTATTTCCACTCAGTACCACCGTCTAATTGCACCTCTACGGGCTCATTGTCTAGTGTTTGTACATGTTCTTTAATAAACTGTTCCATGTCTCCATTGAGTCGAGACATCACTTCTCCTAGTGTAAATGCTAATCTTTTTGCTGTATCGATGTCAATTCTAACATCTTTAGCTCTACTAGCGTCAGCACTCTTAACAGTTTGAATAAACTGTTGTACTGGAAAAGTGTTTATTGGATCAAGATTTTTGGTTTGCATTTGACAGTTCCTGACGCATAGTAAGATCGTTTTTAAATGGACCTTTGTAGTTGTAACGTTCTAATGTAATTAGTTTAGGACAAAAACTCTTTACCCAACCTTTGTCAAAGTGGATAATGTAGTATCCTGCACAATATAAACTCTTGCTCTTACGACTTTTAGTAAACAATGCAAACTTACGATGTACATCATAAATTACATTGTAAGGTGTAGTGCTAGTTGGAAACCCATAAATTTCTTTTTCAGTTTCAAACTGTACTGAAGGCTCTTTATCAAATATAGTAAGCCCAAGCTCGTTTTTTAATTGTTTTTTGTTTTCAAAGAATGCAACACCGTTGTTTGCAGAGAACATAAACTTTTCGTCATTGAAACTCAAGGTTCCTAACTTCTCACCTTCTTCTTCAACAATCCAGAACTTGTCTTTTAGTATTGTTTTTGCTTTTATGCTCATTTAATATATCTCGCTTGTAAAGGTTCTGCGTAGTATTGAGCCTGATCAGCAATACGTTGCATATCCCATTTAGCACAGAACTTCATAAGACGCATACCAACTTGTGCTATTTCCTTAGGATTATCTGTTGCTTCGTTAATTGTTTCATCTATAATAGCACGTATCTCTGCAGGTTGTGCTGTTAAATCACATAGCACAACATTACGTTGATAGTCATCTAGTACACGATGTTCTACACCTTCATGATCAGTCCAACGCTGTAGCATCATGTTATTCCAGTTGTAACCTTTAGTATGCTTATCAGCATATGCTTCAATAAGGCCTACTTTGTTCTTAGTGCCTTTCTTACGTACACCTGGATATGCACTGAATACATTATCACTAGTGTCGCCACGCATACACTTTTCAAACAACATAAAGTCAGGATCGGGTGCAGGCTTTTCTAATTTAGTTTTCTTGTCTATTACAGGATTACCTTTCTTATCAAAGTAACCTTCGTGTGTAATAGTTAAGTCTTGTATGCCACTATACTGTGTTACGTTAGGTGCAATAAGTTGTGCAAAGTCGCCATCTGTACTAATAATAACATGCTTGTCATTAGGGTGTGCTTGTACCCAACCTGCAATAAGATCATCTGCTTCTAGTTGTTTGTGTCGCATAACAGTACAGTTAGTCTTGTCGCTAACAAAGTCTTTAAACTCGTCAAAGATTTCCCAAAACACTGTATCTTCTTCTGACTCAGTTACAGTCATCTTATCACGTGCAACTTGTCTGTTACGCTTGTAAGGTTCGTAAAAGTCTTTACGCCAGCTACGACCTTCTAAGCAAAACACAACATGTGTGCCGTTAAAGTCTTGCCATGCCTTCTTAACACTGTTAAGTGTAATATGCATAGCCATGCCTACCTTAGTATCAATGTCGCCACGTACTACATGCCTTGCACGGAAAAATGTGTTAGCTGTATCTACTAGAATATATGTTGCCATTAGTTCGCCTTTGCGTAATTTATAATACTATTATAACACCAAATCTGGCTGTTGTCAAGCACTAAGATACTTCTGATTTGCCTTTATCGATAGGTACTACGTTAATATACCCTGCTTCAGTTTTAGGATCTTGTCCTTCTTCTTGAAGCATTTGACTAACAATAGTTCTAAACCACTGATCAACAATTTGTTCGTTCGATTCGCCTTGATATCCTGCATCAAGAAGTTCTTCGATAAATTCGTTGTTCCAGTCAAGTTCAAAGAATCCGTTTCGAATGTTGTCTTTATTAACTTGTGTATCTAATACAGCAACCCAAGGTTGACCTGCTTTAGTAGCGGCAACCTTTTCTGCTTCAAGTGCCGCACGTCTTACATCTTCTGCTGAAGGCTCTACTGTCGGCTCATCAATCTTCTTTGTGATGCCTGCATTATTTAAAAGTTTATTAAACCAATTGCTCATAATCCTGCTCTCCTTACACGTTTTTCTAAATCACCACCGTCTTCAATTGGTGCTGTCATAGCTCGTTCGTGTTGTTCATTTTTATATTTACGTTCCCCAGGCATTACCGAATAAGTCGATGTGTAGTCGTGGAGTGAATCGCCATCCTTTTTCCATACAGAGCTCAGCCACTTCTTGAATGTTGAGCTTGTATTCTTCACTTCGTCCACCCAACGGCATAAGATATACCGGACATTGTATCCCGGCGTCTCTATAACTCGCCACAGCTCTGCCAGCTTCTTCAACGTCAATACTGTCAGCCACAACAAACTTAAAGTAAAGGTTACTATTAGCAACACTGAAATACTCACTAGCAATATCAGGCATAATAGCATCCTCCCAGCGTTCTCCGCTGACACTAAGTTTTGGGGAACAACTCCAAGTAACTTCAAATCTGTCTTGACTATTAAGATAGTCTCTAAAATCTGGTCGTAACTTTTGCGTAGTGTTTGTTTCAAATGTAACATTTTTTAAGTCCTTCATACGCGGGTGTTCTAACAATTCAGCATAGAATCTCTGCCACCCTAACAAAGGTTCACCGCCAGTGAAAATCAAGTGGACATCTTGTCCGCTATCCATTGTCCACTTACCTTCTGGAGTAAGTGATAACAAATGTTCTACAACTTCATCTACAGTTCTATCCATCATAAACTTTTTAAACTCTGGATAGATACTAGCATATGTATCACAACCTGTATGTATTACAGGTAAGTCTGTAAATTTTTCAACAGTACTTATAATATTACTATCGAGTAACTTTTTAACTTCTGGATTATGTTTTACACCATCTGCTCTTGCAGGCGTTCCTCTTTCTAATCCAAAGTTCATGCAACGAAAGTTACAACCGAATGTACGTAAGAATACACTAGGCACTCCTACAAACTTGCCTTCTCCTTGTACGCTATAAAACGCTTCTGAATATCTAAGTTTCATACTCTACTTCCCACATGCAAATTCTTGTTGGAGTTTAATATTATCCATAAACTCTTTCTTTGTACCTGCGTCATCCTTAAACGCACCTTTTAAAACAGTTGTTTGTGTAAGACTACTGTGTGCCTTAACACCTCTGTTTTCAACACAACCGTGTGTTGCTTGTACATAAACACCTAAGTGTTCTGCACCTGTGGCTTTCTGAATCTCACGTACAATGTCATTTGCTAGTTCTTCTTGTAGTGTTCCACGCATCGCACACCATTGTGCGATTCTTGTGTACTTACTTAAACCAATTAATTTGTCTGATGCAATAATACCAATGTATGCTACGCCTTTAACAATCTGATGATGATGTGAACACATACTTGTAAGTTCACTTCTTACTACTAGCATACCTTCGTAACGTTCGTCACTGTCATTTGGAAATGCTGTTGCCGCTGGCATAGGATCATACCTACCGCTCATTAGTTCGTTAACATACATCTTAGCAAGACGTTTGCCTGTGCCGTTACTGTTAGGATCGTTTTCTGTATCTATTACAAGACCTTGTAATACGTCTTCAAACTTAACAGCAAGCTCATCAATTAGTATTTGCTTTTCGCCGTCTTTAATATAGTCTGAAATGTTGTCGCCTGCCCAGAAGCGTTTGTTTGCTTGTTGCAAACGGGCCTTTATCTCTTTGGATTTATCCATTCTTTTATTCTCCGATGTTTAGGCAGTGGATTGCCGTTAAAAATACAATGCACAATATAACTTATATTATACATTGTATTTAGGTTTTTGTCAAGTATATTAAGCAAAATATGTGTTTAACATTTCAAGACGATCATGTGCTGTAGACATAGCATCTAATTCTTTTTGTATCGTTTCGATAATATCAGAATGTTCTCCAATGCCTACAACTTTTTGCATGTATACTTCGACGTTAGTCTTATGCAATTCTATCTCTGCTTCGGCATGTAGTCTTGCCGCTTTGATCATTTGTTCCTTCAAGTCCATAGTTCCTTTCCTTAGTATTTTTGTTTAGATGGAATGACGCCTCTTACGCCACCTTTCGGATCTTCCATATCTCCATCACGACGGAAGATTAAATGTACATGTGGGTACATAACTGTTTGTCCTGCACTTACACCTATATTTAGGCCAATATTATAACCAGTAACGTTATTCTTGGTTGTTGTAACATTATCGTTTCCCATTGACATAGCAAACTTAAAACATTTTTCTACACAATCCATAACATTTACTTTAGGTACTACTAACAAATGTCCTTCAGTTACAGGATACTTGTCTTCGTATACTACAAAGTCTCTAGTATCTAAGTACACGTTATCCCATGGTGCTCTGCCTTCTTGCTGAGCTTGTTCTAATGTATCAAGCGTCATACTTACCTACTATTTCCCAAGGGTAAACTAACCAAACATCTTCTTCTGCTTTGTTAACTTCGTGTGCTGAATAATCTACGCCGTCAAAACTACTTGCAAGGTTTTCAGTTAGTGTAGCAAATCTTACATTTTTATTCCACACAGTACTCCAACTGTTTTCGTCGGGTAAACAACCAGCTGGCCAATCTTGCTTGATCCAATCAAGTGTTGCGCCTGTATCATTGATATCATCTACAATTAAAATATTTTTACGTTTACTAACGTCCCAACGACTTTTAGTAGTTTTACGATCTTCTTCATCTACATATCCAAATGCATCAGTCGCCATCCAAAGATTACTTTCGCTTCCACTTTCATCGTCATCACGTAAACTAATTTTTAATGCTTCACAACGAACGCCTAACATATGCGACAGTATTGTAGCAGGAACATTACCACCACGTGTAATGCCTACAATGTAGTCTGGCTTCCAGTTGTCTTTTTGCATCTGCATTGCAATATCAATACACATTTTTTCAATGTGTCCCCAAGTGTAATAATGTTTCTTCATTTATTATTCCTTTTGTATTCGTCGAGGAGTTGTTCTCCACTAAGTTCTTCACCAAAAATTCGTACACTGTTATCTTTTAGTGTACGCTTTATTACACCGTTGTTGTATTCAACATCCATTACCATACCCATGTCTGAATCTTCAGGATGAGTATCATACCACATACTTTTTAAGCTATGGAAGTGCAAACTTTTTACACCCGTTGCCCATTTTTCTGCTTCTAACAAATCTCGTTGCCTTTCTACTACGTCATTATACTGACTCATAAATTACTCCTTAGCGAGGTAATCTTCGCTATTTTGCCATCTATAACCAATGCCTTGTACAAAAGGTACAAAGCCCCATTCTTTTGCTTTTTTGCCCATATAGAATAAACTCCAACATGGTATTTCATTACCGTCTTTGTCTTTCTCTAAAGTCAAAAAATGTAAGTCATCTGACTTACGAAATCTAAAGTGTCCTGGTCCACGCCAGATACCACGTGATCCTACTATGAATCCTTCTCTACTAACAACGGGAACATTCTCCCAATAACCACCTTTAAGTATAAGTGTTGCATAACTCCAAGGATGATCGTGTAACGTTGCTTCGTCGCTTTTTAAAACTTTGTGCAGAGTGACATTGAACGGAAAGTTCTTTCTGTCCTTTAAAAACAAATACCAACGAACCAAGTAAGGCTCGTTACTATCTCTATCTTTAATTACACGTTTACGACCTTTTAAAAAACCAAACATTATGCTGAGTCCTTTAGAGCTTCAAAAGTTTCAATCTTTGCTAGTTCACGTTCATATGCTTCTGCGGCACGTTTTAAGCCTTTGTACTTTTCTTCTTTTTCAAGATCTCTACTAACTACACCTAGTACAAGTTGCAAATCTTTAATAGATTGCATAACGTCTACGCCATCTACTTCTAGTTTACCTTCAACAGAAAGACCGTATTTTCCGGCCACAGCATCTGTAAATGTAAAAGTATCATTAGTATATATAGATGAAGGACTAGTAGTAAAACTATCGTCCCAATTACTAGTATCTATTGTAATAGTATCATCACTACTGTAATTATACGTATAAGTATTATCGCTCATCTTTAAGCCTTTCATATAATGCACTACCACTAAAAAAGTCTTTGTTAAGTATTTTACGTTGTTTCTCCAAACTAACCAAATAGTCGGAATAGTTTTCCATGTAGTTGCGTATCTGTGTAACAACTTCGCCTCTATGCTTTCTATATGCTGTATAGTCTTCAGTCCATTTGCTAGGATATAAAAACTCCTGCACAGACATTTCACTATAGCTCAATCTATCTGGCACCATAGGAATAGCATCTACTAATGCACCTTCGTACCAACTAATACCTAGTGTTTCTTGTAAGTTAGCACTAAACACAAGTTTAGCTTCACCTAACAAGTTGTGATATTCATTCTTTGTAAGATCACGTTCTTGACATACAACAAACTCGTATTCAGGTAGTTGTTGTGCTAAGTCGTGAAATATATCAACTTGTTTTTCAGGAGCAACTCTGTGTGGAAAAAGTATAAGGTTACGTTTTTCCATACCTTTATAACTATCCAAACTATTCTTTAGATACTCCATAGGCCAGCCTACTCGATGTATTTTATCATTGTCAATTTGATAATCTTCACCTAGTGTATCTGTAAACATATCAATATGAAAGTCAGTTGCAAAGAAGTTATCATCATAACATTCAAACATTGACATTTCAGCATGTCTTACCCAAGGCTTATCTCCTATAAGTCTACCTAGGAAATCTTGAGGATCATAAGACCCTGCATGCCACAAACCGCCAATACAAACATCAACGCCTAGTAGTTCTGCCATGTAACGAAGTTGTATAACAGTAGGGTTCCAAGCGTCAGTGTATAAGAAGTAATCACCATCTTTAACAGCACCATTACAAAACATTTCTCCTATTTGCTCGAGCTGTTTTGACTTGTATACATTAGTACCGCCGAAGTTGAGGAACGCCCCAGGCGTAGTTGCCTGAGGTGTATCCCCGCCACTAATAACATTTATCTTTTCATTTGTAGACTTCAACAGTTGACGTGGAAGATAATCTTTCCACTGCTTAGTATAGCGTGTGTCTACGGCTTCAATATCTACAATATGAATAGTCATTAGTTTCTCCGTTTGTGATTAAAGTTTTTACCTGAACGGCTTTTTGCCTTAAGGTGGTTAACATGACGCTGATATGAGCGCCACACATAAGATCGTTCGTTATACAAATCCTTTTCGTTGTAAACGAACGCCACGTTTTTAGCATCGCCAACGTAGCGACAGAAGTCTTTAAAATTTTCCAAGTCACGAAAAATTTTGTCGTAAGCGGGCTTATTAAACTTGATTGCCATTTTTTAATATCCTCTATTAATAGCACTTTAAGATTTAGGGTTTGGGTAATAAATTACACAGCCGTTTTCGTTGTCTTCAGCAACACTAATCTCTACAAATCGGCCGGGGAACTTTGTAGAAATTTCTTCGTATAAGTCATCTGCGATCATCTCACAGGACTTATAATCTAGAACAAGCACTTCACTGTCGGACGTACCTTGCTCAGAATATAATCTTTCAAGCCATCGTTTAAATTGGATGAACTCGATGTCTCTATCGTTGTGGAACACTTCGATACGCACCCTGAAGTGGAAAATATGACGATGAGGCACAGCAAGAAACGACACATCGTCCCAATCACCTGTTGCAAGTTTTGGATCACTATCTGCTCCTGGATACTTATGGATGCCTTCTTTAGTAAAGGTTACCCATATACTTCTAGTAGCATTATTTAGTGCATTCTCTTGTTTCATCTTGGCATTTTCCTCTTTTGTTCTGCGTAACATGTATTCATGATAACGTTCTTGCATTGTTATAGTATACTTTCATTATAATGGTTTGTCAAGCGAATATTTAGTCCAATCCGTAAACTTTTCGCTATCCATTAAATCGTGGAGTCTATGACACCACACACCTGGATTGGATGCTTTAAAATCTTTGTCATCGATTTTAATCATTGTATTGTAGTTCCACTGTTTAATATAAGGAACTACTACACGTATTTGTGGAATAAAGTAATCTGATTCAGTTAGACCGCCATCTAAAAACCATTCCATATTAATTGTACTTGGTATGTCCAAACTACATAATATTTCCTGATCAGTAAATGCACGTATCATTAGATCCCAATCTTCGAAATCATCTGCTTTAACAGGACTATAACTATGATTGGCACCAAAGAAGATGTGTTCACACTGTTCTTCTGTGTAGTGTTTCATTATTGTATTATAGTCTTGTTTGCCTGTAACAAACAATGTTTTCATTCCTAATGCAGGAGTCTTTTCAACTTCTACACCTGTAAAGAATGTAATACTGTCTAATGTGCCTGTGTTATAATCTCTTTTCATAATGTTTTTAGCCTTGTTTCATATCTATGAATTTCGTCTTTATACCAAAGTTTTTTTGTTTTAAGCCTGTTAATAGCACTATCACTTGCAAAAGTATTATACATTAATTTTATTTCTTCGTCAAGTTTTCTATGCTTCTTATATAGCTCTTGTAAATAGCCTGCAATTTTATTGTGTTCATCTGTGAAGTTGCTCATCCTCGAGATCCTCTAATTTTGTTTCATCTAGATCTTCTTCGTCTGTAATTACAGGTTCACCTACTTCTTCAAATAAGTTTCCAAAGTATGTACTACTGTTTACAGTCTTTTTACCAATCGCTCCTCTTGTACCAGGTATGGTCATCCAAAAGCGACTGTAGTGTTCAATTATTGCGTTAGCTTCTTCTCTGTCACCAGCCGCAAATATTGCTTCCACAACGTCTCTAAATAAAAGCCTGTCAAATTGTTCTTGTACAAGCATCTTAGGAATAATGCCTGCGTCATATTGTCTGTTTGCTTCTTGTACAGCATTTATATGACTCCATACATTGTGACCCATTTGGATAGCATATGAAAAACTATCCCATGATGTCTTTCCTTCTTTACCAATTTTGTTTAACATTCCTGGTGCATAATGACACACATCATTTACTTTAAGGTCTTTTGTAATTGGACTGTTAGTAAAGTTTTTAAATATGTTATCTTGTAGTACAGCGTCTTTAAACAGTCTAGTATCTGCGGCATACTTCTTATCATCAATACTAGGAACCATTCTATAGACCCATTTAGTTCTATCTTCAGTTTCAGTTTGAATATAAATTTGTCCGTTTGCTGTTGCTAAGAAAGGTGAAGCACAATCAAATGTAATCATAAAGTTTGGGTTATGATACTTACGAACAGCTCTTTGTATGTCTGTCAGTAACGTAGCCCATTCTAGTTTAGATGTGCCTAAGAAGTGCATTACATCATGTACACCTGTTTGTAGTAGGTCATCATATATCAATGCAACTATACGTTTAAGAACCAAATGCACATCGCACATGTTCTGTCCACCCATTGACCAACCATTAAAATGATTGTCTGGATACACTTTAGGATCACAGTAATCTTTCATTTGCTCGTACCAGTCATCTGCGTCTGCATGATTCTCACCCTGCAAAACGTTTAAGAACTTACAAGCACCTGTTCTGTGTTTCATCCAATAGTCATTGTTAATGCGTGTTGCTTTAACTGCTTCATCATATGTGCTAATGCCGGTTGCTTTAGCACCTGCTTCTGAACGTGCTACCCAGGCTGGAATATCAAGTACCATGCCATAGTCCATATAAGCGTCCATCCAACGAAGAACTCCGTCACGTTTCTTTTGTGCTTTAGGACAATTAGGATCTTTCCAATCGCCTTCCCAAACACCTTTACCAATTTGGAAACCACCTGAGTCACCTAGTAGCCAAGTGTTTTCTCTATCTCTGTTTCGAACCATGTCTTCTTTAGGTACTTCTTTAG